ACCATCAACACCGCCGGCAAAGCTGACTTCGCCGTAGAGGTTGAGGTTTTCAGAAGCGTTAACGCCAATGCCTACTTTGCCTGTAGGGACGGTTTCGGTTGGGCCGTTGTCGAGGGAAATAATGCCAGCGCCACCTTGGGCATACCAGCTACCGGATTCACCGATGCTGCCTTCGTAACCCAGATGAAGATCTGTCGCGGTTCCTGCATAATTTGAGCCAGAGAAACCTGAATTGGCCTCCACGTTGGCGTAGGGACCAGCGATAGCACCAGCAGGTGCCAGGGCAGCTGCAGCGGCGAAGGCAAGAGTGGTTTTAATCATTGAAAATTTAAAAAAGGGACTAACGCGAAGATTGTTCGCATAATCAATATACCTAGACAGACCGGAATACTGGGGTACCATTTGGGACAGTAATACGAGTGGGCATGACTAAGCAGCGGAAGAAACTTTTGAAACTAATGGAAAAAGCTGCGAAATCAATTACTGATACAGAATCTAAAGAAATTATTAAGAAATTAAGGAAAGCAGGCAGGAAATATGGCGAATGTTCGGAAATCTAAGCTAGTCATTTAGTGTTCATGGCTAGTCCGTTACTGGCATATTACAACGGGCGGATCAAGGCCACGACGCAAAACACTGTAACGATTACTAATGGCCGTCCAGTTAAGTCTGGTGGCACTGAATATATCGTCAAGTGTTATATCAAACGAATTCAATATACCGGCGTAACAAGTGGATCCAAGCCATTGCCGTTGGCATCACAACTAGAAGGAAGAATGCTTCCTGGTGGCAGTGGAGATCAGTTTTACTTCCGAGGCTATGCCCTTCAGAAAGCCCCTCTAGGGGCCTCTAATTGGCTAGGAGACCTAAGTGGTCTTACCTTCTCAAACATCACGGCACAGGAGCTCTTCCTGCTGCCTGGTAGCGAAGTTGAGTTCAAGCTCGGTAACGATCCAACAATGCAAGCCATTGTTCAACGCTCCAGCGGAGTATTTGGTGGCGATGGAATTGATGAAATTATTTACCCAGCTATTGGTGGTGTCGAGATTCAGCTAACAGGTTCTGATATCCAAAACTAATGCCTTACAAACTGAAAACGCAAGGCTTGCGCGAAGCGGGGAAATTTGTAAAAGATGAAATAGAAAAGATTAAAGTAAAAATTAAAGAAATTAGTCAAGACAAATATGAACTGGACCTAGGTAAAGTTGTAGTTGATTTTTCTTTAAAACAAAATAATTTAGATGCTCTTATTAATGGACTTCCTGAGCAACTAAAAAAAGCTCACGATCAAACTTTAAACGAGATTTCATTGAAATTAAAAGACGCTCTTGATGCCTCCATACAAAGTCCTGTTTGGGACTGGGAAGGTGATACGAGAGATATTGTTGACACAGGAAGATTAAGAGATAGCTTAATCGTCTCAGTCGAGAATGGTGAGATAAGCATTTCGTATGGTGAAGATTACGCGGCAATCGTTCATTATGGTGGATATTTTAATCCGTATGGCAATCCAGAAATTAAACAATATTACCCAGGCAGGCCATGGGTAGACTCTGTTTTATACGGTCAAGGCCCTGTTGATCAATTTGATTTTGAAAAAGAATATAATTTGATTTTTACTCAAAAGATAGCAGGTTTAATCTGATAGGAATACTACGTCGCTTTGTGACCCTTATGGCGAAATTACCGTTTGTAATTGCTCCGAGAATGCAGTCCCGGCCTGTGCGGCTAGGCAATGAAGAAGTTGGAGTTATCGAAATCGAGAAAAGAGGATACCTAAGTGTTGCGGAGAAATCTTTTGTTGATACTGTAATGCAAGGTAGCGATGGAGTAGCATCTATCGTAAAATTAGCAAGTCAAATTTCTCGCGAAAAGAAAATTACTGTAGAAAAAGGTTATAACTTAATTGTTGATATTATTAGTGGCAGCTCAAGTGGTGCGCTAGCTTCTAGCGTTGCAGCTGATTATGGCGATAATATTGCTGGCATTCAAACCCAGATGGTTGAATCATTGCAGCGCAAAGCAATCGCCTGTACAACAATTTTAATCCAATCAAGGATTGATTCTGACTGGACATTAGAAGATACGATGGAACTTCAGCCAGAATTACTTGCTGATTTTAGCAAGCTGTATGAAGAGGAAGAGCAGAAAATTTTAAATACTGAACCAAAGAAAACAAAAGATGAAGAGGCTGCTGAAATTGTGGGAAAGTAAAAAATGGAGAATGGGGAACGACTGTCCCTTTTGAACAGATATACTGGCAGCTAAAACAAATCTTCGTAGGAGACACAGAGTTCTCCTTGCAGAATTACCATAATTTGCCTTACATGTATGTACTCGAGGCATATGATAGTGCCTTGTCTTACAAAAGAAAGTCATTGCACGAAGCTGAAGCTCCAATAGCGTTGCAGACATCCTTGCTTGCCAATATCAATAGAGACTCTAAAAAGAATAAAAAACCATTTGCTATGGAAGATTTCTTTTTATATCAGCCGACAGAAAGTTCAAACATGCCTTTAGGATCATATGGAGCAGCTGCTATGGAACTTATAGAGCAGCAGTTATTCCCTCGATGGGCATATTGCTTTTATAAGGATCTCAAAAGCTCTTCGACGGGCAATCCTCCTAGTTTCTTAGGTCTTATTCACGAAAAAGCAATAATTTTAGCACCAGAGATTGCAGACAACACAGTTAAAGGTATGTTAATTATGGAAGATGTAGTGTCTGAGCAGACGATCGAAATGGAATCGACTCTCGGTGGCATTATTAAAGTAACAATGCCAAAGGCTACTATACGTTACAGCGCAAAAGAAGGGGTTGAGGTTCCTATTGCTGCATGATTGCTGCCGAAAAAGATTGACAATCAAAGACATCTCCTGAAATAGGAATGTTTTGCTTTTCAGCTTCCATCCATGCCCTAATCCTGTACTCACGCTCCATTGAGTATGAGTTTTGATTGCGGAACCATTCAGCCCATTCTTGACTTCCCTTTGAATGATTGCATTTTTTGCAGGCAGGAATACAATTACTTGTCCTGTCTTCACCACCCTTGGCTCGAGGTTTAACGTGATCCAGAGTTAATGAGGCATCGTCAATTGGTGGATTTCCGCAATACGCGCAACAGTTGCACCAAGCCTCTTTGATCGATTGCCGCCAAAGGTGTTTCGCTTCTTTTCTTGTCATTGCATCTAGATTAAAAAGGTAGTCATGGATCCTTGGTCGGATCGGTAAATCCTTTTTAATCATCGAGTTCTGATGACAATGACTCCGCTTAAAGATGAGGCATCTGGGCTTCTCATGAGCACCTTGGCGGCTGTCTAATCTATAGTTCCTTAAATTGGGCAGACTAAAACACGGTTTTTCGTGTTCCGATGGCGCAAACTTTTGCCACGACACCGCAGATTATTTATAACGTCTTAGCTAATGACAGTAGCTTTTCTTCATACATAGGAAGCTATAGTTTTACTGGCGGAAGCACAAGTCCATCAATTGTTATCTTAACTCCTGGAGAAACTCTTCCACAGTTAGAATCACAAACTGGATTGGAATGTATTATTCATGATTCTGGGGATATTGGTCGCAAAGACTATGTAAACGATAACTCTGACCTGCTGACTACTTGGAAAGTATTTTTAATTGTATGGGACGGGTCAACAGGTAGTGATCTAGATGCTGCTGCTAAGCGTGCTTTACATTTGTTTTATGGTGCTAAAACCATTGAAACCCTGACAGTCTCTAAAGGTCTTGGCGCTCGTGTACAGACAATGATTATGATTCCTGAGAATGGTGGTTTACATGCAGACGCAACTGCAATCTTAGATTCCTTACCTTAAAACCTTGTTATTGCAGGCATTTTTACTGCAGGCGAATAAATAGTATTCCAGACCATTAGGAACCCTACGATAGTGGGGTGAATCCCCCATTTTTGCTCAGTTTTCAGCATTCTGGAAATTCACCCATGGCTAATTATTCTGCAGCCTTTGGATATAAGGTTTACTTACTTCCACTGGCTTCCGCTCAAACCGATTTAACCTTTACTGGTATCACGACTGGTACTGGCCTTAGCAGTGCTAGTACTGGATTCATCAAGACTGATAGTTCAACTCTTGGTGATGAAGGTAATGTTGCTGCCGACAATGATACTGTCGCATACGACACTGCAACTGGTATCTTCACTGTTGAAAGCCAAGCTTATGCAATGGACGGCACTACCGCCACTGACAAGCCCTTCAAGCTGCTTGGATTGACTAACGCATCACTAGAGACTGATACCTCTAGCGAAGATGTGATTACTTATGACCGCACAACCCGTGGTTATAACACTAACATCGCTACTACTAAGTCCTTCAGCCTGTCATTAGAAGGTGTTGCTGACTTCAAGAGTGCAGCCTATCAGGTCTTGCGTTTAGCTGAAGCTAACACTGTTAACAACAGCCTGCGAGTTAAGTTTGCTCGTATCGGACCAACCGGAACTGACGAGACCATCTACGGTTACGGAACTCTCGAAGGCTACTCTGAATCAGTGGAGGCTGGTTCCGTGGTTTCCTTCAGTGCAACACTAAATGGTTACGGCCCCTATAACTTAGATATCGACGCTAACGCTTGATATCAACTCAAAAAGCCTCAAATGCCCCGCTACGGCGGGGTTTTTTCTTGGCAGACTATTCTAGTCTTGGTGGCAATCAGTGGCGCAAAGCATTGAGATTGAAATTTCTGCTAATTATAATGCAGATGATGTCAATAAAAAGCTTGCAAAAACTGGAAAATCTATTGAAGAAATTGCTGACGCTCTTGATGACTTAGGGCCTAAATTAAAAGGCGAAGCAACTAAAAAAATATTTGTTCAATTAGAAGGACGAGATGCTGTTTCAGGAAAGCTTAAGGCTGTAGACAATGAATTTGACAACCTTTCAGAAGGATCGAAAAAACTTGCTAGCTCTTTAAATACTTTAACTGGAGCAGAGAAAGGATCTGCAACTGCTTTAAAGCAAGGCTTATCTGCTGCCAAGCAAAAGCTATCATCGTTAAATAAAACCAGTGCTGCATACAGTCACACTGAACAAAAAGTACGAGGATATCAAGAAGCATTAAATAAGGTAAATGGTGTGATGGCAGGGTCCATTGCCCAAAAGCGTCAATTAGCAGCAAGGCTACAAAAGTTATCTGAAAGTTATGCTCAAGGCAGTGCTGAGCAACGTAGGTATGCGGCTGAACTAAAAAAAATTAATGCTGAAATATCTGGAGCCAATGGACCTTTTAAAAAATTCTTTGGGGTTTTAAATAAGGTAGCATCTGCTCAGGCAGGTTTTGTTGCATTTTCCGCAATTATTGGAACATTTACTGGCAAGATCAATGAATTAATTAATCAACAGAAGCAACTACAAGGCTTTGATTTAGCTTTAAAAAATATTGGACTATCTTCTGTTCAAGCAAGTGAAGCCCTTGCTGAAGCTGCCGGCATTGCAAACAGGCTTGGTGCGCCAATTCAACAAGTAGAGAAATCATTTAAGAGGATGATTCCTGCTTTAAAAGCAGTAGGCGTTAACTCTAAAGATTCAAGTAAATTCATTGAAGCCATTGCAGCAAGAACGCAAACACTTGGATTAAACACTGAACAATCCGGTAGGTTCCTAGAGGCGTTCGCTCAGGTGCTAAGTAAAGGAAAGCTCCAGGCAGAAGAACTTAACCAACAAATCTCTGAACTTGATGGTGCCTTCAGGACGCAATTGGCAGATGCTCTTAACGTTACCACTCAAGAACTGGAGGAGATGATCAGCAACAGCCAAGTCACTTCAAAAGTGTTTGTCGAAGCTGTTTCTAAAATGGCCAAT